CGACCATTGACTGAACAAGAAAACATGGTTGGAATTCCCGGAAAGAAGTTCATGGATGGAATAAAATTGAATACTGCTATAGGCTTCCCCTTAGTTGGGGCAAAGCGGAAATATGTCACTGAGATAGAAATTGAGAGTGACATGGAAGGCCGTAGACGCAAGCTTGTGTTCGATGATGCCATACGCTCTGAGATAGAGCGTTGTGAGCAGCTTTATCGGAAGGGATTACGCGCTAACACAATAGCGAAAGCCTGTAAGAAAGACGAGATACTTGCTAAACCCAAGTGTCGGATCTTCTACAGTAATCCGATTGCATTGACATTTCTATTACGGAAGTACTTCTTACCCGTAATGAGAGTGATGCAAATGAATCCACTCGCTTCAGAGTGTGCCGTAGGGATTAATAGCCACGGCCCAGAATGGCAGGATCTTCATGATCATGTGTTCATGTTTGGTAGAGACCGCTTAATTGGTGGTGACTATGGCAAATATGATCAGAAATTGCCATCCCAATTGATCTTTGCAGCTTTCAGAATGCTAATAGATTTTGCTCGGGAGTGTAACTACACCGAGGAGGATCTAGCTATTATGGAAGCCATGACAGGCGATGTTGTGTATGCGTACATAGCATTCAATGGGGATTTGATTGGTCTCTCGGAAGGGGGACATATCGCAGGAAATTCCATCACGGTGATTGTGAATGGACTATGCGGTAGCCTCAATCTGAGAGTCTATTTCTACTCCGATCCTCAACATTGGGATCTTGATTTCAGGGAGAATGTTGCTCTTATCACGTACGGTGATGATAATATTGGATCCGTCAAGGACACTGTGAGTAATTTCACAATTAAGGGAGCTTCTCTATTTCTGGAGAAATATGGTCAAACTTACACCATGCCTGACAAAGAAAGTGAGTTGGTGGACTTCCTACCACCTGAGGACTTCGAGTTCTTGAAAAGGAAAAGCGTGTATTGCCCTAAGAAGGGCATGCATGTGGGTGCATTATTGGACAAATCAATATTCAAAATGCTCCACATGTACATGCGCCCCAAAGGTACTGTGAATACACCCGAGTTTGCTTGTGCGCTGAATATTGATACGGCACTGCGAGAGTGGGCCAACCATGGAGAGGAAGCATATGAGATGCGAAGATTGCAAATGCAACAAGTTGCAAGACTCAATGACATAACTCATCTCTGCACACAGTTGAATGTCACTTACCGACAATCTGTCGAAGAGTGGTATTGGAAGTATTTTGGAGGCGCGGAGGATGATAGTCAATTGTGCATCGGTGAAGAAACTGAACCGATGTCATTTGAATGTCAATAATCATGCATA